CGCGAATGAGATGGGAAGAGCCGCACGCGAAGCCGAGCGAGTTAAGAACTCACTCGGCACGAAGATCGGCGAAGACGTAAAAAAGCGGCAAGAATCCGAGGCCGTTGACCCAAGCGGGAAACTCCAGAAAAAAGCTCAAGAGCAGATCGCGGCAGGCCAATATAAAGCCGCCGAGGCAACAGGCCAACAATTAGCCAACCGCGAGCTTGAGGCGCAAGTAAGGGGAACAGGCAGCGAAAAAGACCGCCGCGCCTCCGGCGACATATTGAAAGACTATTATGGAGAAAAGGCTCCGACTGGCTTGACCTCCAATGAGCAAAATGAACTGATTCGAAAGGCTCGCGATGAAGGGCAATATAAAGACACGTCGAAGATGACTGACCTTTCAAAAAAAGGGCTTGACCGTTTCGCAGACCTAGTTCCAGACGAGAAAAAGCAAGCCGCACTTGACAAGGCCAAACAGGGCATGGAAAAGGGTGTCCCAGAAACGCAAAAAGACATGGGCGAAAAGATGCGGCCACAAGGGGGCGGCGGCGAGGGCGCAGACGACAAAGGTGACCAAAGCGTTTTAAGCGCAATAAAGACCGCCGTCGAGGCGATAAAAACCGCCGTTGAAAAAATTGAACCGAAACTACCAACCGCAGCATTAATTGCTTAAATAATATGAGCTACATTTACCACGGAGAGACAGACTGGATCAAGCAACCGAATCGCGTTGTGCAGACATTCCGAAGCGGACTTTGCATGATACAACAGCAATACATCCGTCGAGCCGATGATCAAATTGATTACTTTGCTTTTAGAGAGGGTGATGCGATTCCGACGGATGATTCTGCTCCGTGCATCGACGGGGCATACATTTCCCCCGCGCCGAGCTACCAAGACATGGGAAATGGGTTCATTAGTTGCACCGTGACCGCTTACGGAAGAGTGAATACCACTGGCGTTGTGGACTTAAATAAACGATTGGGCGATTATATTTCCACATTTTCATACTCTCTTTTTTCTGGTGATTTTGGATCGTCATCCGCATCGTCACAAAAATTCTTTGATGTGGCTGTATATCGTTTTGCGGCAAGAAGGGGTGAATTTATTACTGCTCCAGACAGCCCAACATTATATATATATGACCTAGACGGAGTCCCACTACCAGTAGGAGTAACGAGATTTGATCGCGCTGGGGCTTTTTCAGTACAAACCTACACGCTTGGTCGTCAAATCGAGCAATATGAAAGCACAAATTATGGTGAATTTTTAGAGGTAATTATATCAGTTTCAGCAACTGGAAATTTTAGGCAAGATAACGGTTACGGCCTTACATAAATTTATGGCAAAAAATGATGTCCCAAATATATTTAGCCAGCTTGTTAAGTCTGCGAGCAACTCGGCAGCAGGCGGATATCCATACCAAATTAAGGCGGCTGACCTCGATAGGAATTTCGTTTACGCAACGCTTGAGATCGATTCAACTTTATTCGAAGAGACATCGGGCCAAGAGGGATTTACAAAACGCAAACTCAAGATTCCAGCCGTTCCCAAGAGTGGCACATACGTCTTGGGGGCCGTGTCGGGAGGGCTTGAGTGGATCGAAACCGAGAAATGCCCATGATCCTAGGCAGGACACCAGCTGGAGCGATCAAGATCAAAACCGACGGCGGCCTTCGCGCCGTCGAGTGCGCGTGTTGTGTTCCGCCGGGAGGTCTTTGCCCATGCGAAGTTGATACAAGTGCATTCGGCGTAATTTATTTAAACGCAGAGGACGGAAATAATTGGATAACTGGCGGTTTTATTGGAACCTACAATTTGAGTTTTTCATTAACCGAAAATGACGAGGATGGAGACCCTGCCTGTAGTTCTTCTGGCGTTAATTCTAGCGGCGGAAATTGGGGAGGGTGCGGATATAGTTCGGTTGAGGCGTCAAGCACAAACGGAAGTTGTAGCACTGGTTTGGGAGTAGGTTTTTATTTTTGCCAACCAGATGCTTCAACGAATGCGTTATATTTTCAAATCGCTGGCGCGTGCAATTATTCCATTGGCCCATCTTGTAATTCAAATGGATTTTTCAACCCGAAAACCGCTCCTCCAATGACCTCTTGCGGAACTCTTACAATCATATTTCCATCAGGGACAACCCAAGCTCTTGATATTTTTGCATTTCCTGGATATGACGCAAGCGCAAGTGCAACGCTTACTTTATCTTTAGTTCCATAAATGCAGAGTGAAAATACATTCAAATGGGTAAAAGCTGGATCTGCATTTGCAAAATTTATCTCAGCTAAATGCGCGACCACGCCACCCGAAGCACTCGCCAACCGCGAAGCGACGTGCCGCGCCTGCCCCGAATGGGACGCGCAGGCACTCAACGCCACGGGCCGCTGTCGCAAGTGCGGATGCTCCACCTGGGCCAAGCTCCGCATGGCAACCGAAGCCTGTCCGCTTGGCAAGTGGGAAGCTGTTGACAAAACACCCGAATAAATGGCACGCGATCTTTTTATTGACACAACGAACCGCCGATTGGCGACGAGCTTGACGAGCCTTGCCCCAGCTACAACGCAACGATTCGTGAAGGGCGACAACAGCGCGATCAACCTGTATTTTCTGGAAGCAACAGGCAATATATCCGCTCCTTTTAATATCGTAGATTATACCGGAACGGATGTAAAATTTGGCGTAGGAAGCCGCACAGGAACGCCAGTCGGAGGCACATTCACGCTCTCCTTCGGCGGCCAGACCAGCGGCGCGATAGCATACAGCGCGACAGCAGGAGCGATATCGTCCGCGCTCAACTCGCTCTCGACAATTACCGCCGCAGGATCGGTCAGCGTTGATGGCACGATGGCAACCAACTTTGTTGTCTCGTTCAACTCGGCAGGCACGCAGGGCGCTATAACCGGCAACTTTTCCCGTCTCATTCCAACCACAACCGCGATCATCGACGAGCGGCTTGTCGGAGACGCCACCAATGCCGAAATCCAAGAGCTTCAGCTCCGTCTCGCTCCCGCAGTCTACGAGCCAACGTGGACGGATCTGGGCACGGCAATGACCGTCAGCATTGCAACCACGCTCACCGGCTCGACGCTCAACAACGAAATTCAACGTGTCTCATTTTCACGCGCTCCGTATCTCGGCAGCTATCGCTTTACGGTTCCGACCTATAACGTGAATATCGCCAGCACGGTCACCGACGGCGTCTTCATCACGACGAGCAACCACGGACTGACACTCTCCCAGCCTGTCGTTCTAACGGGATTCACTGCGCTCACAGGCTATACGGCAGGACTTCAATATTTCGTTCGCTCGATACCGCAGACCACCGAATTTTTGCTAGGCGTAACTGCGGGGGCCGTCGCGATCACGACCGGCACAGGCACGGTGACGACAGGGAGCGTCGCTACAACCGTCCTACGCCAGACCGATCCGCTTGACGCCAGTACAACCGCCGCGCAGTTGCAAACGGCCTTGCAAGCACTCGACAGTATCGGCGCAGGCAACGCGACCGTCGTCGGAGTCCAGAATAGTTACTACGACATCAACTTCGGAGGCGACAAAGGATTCACCGACTTGCCAACACTCCAAGTGCAAAGCGGATTGAGCGCGGCCCCAGGAAAGACCGCAGCCGTGGATTTTAATACGTTCGGCGTCCGCGATCTGTTGCTAAACTCAACTTCGGTCACGACCGAGATCGAGATCGAATTAACAACCGCAGGCGAGCGGAGCACGATCATTTTGCAACCATGCACACTTACCGAAGAGCTAATTTCGCAAGGCGGACTGAGCTAATGAACGGCCACGCTTTTCATACATTCGTCGGGACGAGCGCACCCGCAACGGCTGTTTTAATTTCGTTCAGCGAGGTCGAGGCATGGCTTCGCATTCTCTCTCTCGTTCTCGGAATTTGCATTGGCGCGGTATCGTTGTATAAAATGCTGAAATCAAAAAAACCATGAAGACATTACTCGCAAAATTGAAGGAACCGTCAACCATTCGCGGGGTCGCGATAATCGCTTCCGTTGCCGGTTTGAGCCTAGACCCGTCGAAATGGGACGCGATAGGCGCGGCGCTTGCGTCGATAATCGGACTCATAGAAATTTTCCGCAAAGAAAAATGAGCGCCAAACAAATTGCGCTTTGGATGATCGTTCTCTCCTTCGCGTTCTTGGGAATGGCGTTTTTGACTTCATGCGCTGGATACAATCCGTCGGTATGTTTGAAGACGACCTACGGAACATTCTGTTATGAGCTTCCAGAAATACCATCGCTAAAAAAATGACGTTTGACGACCGCTCGGAGATTCAGCTTGCCACGCTCCACCCAGCGATGCAAAAGGCCGCACGTGCCTTTCTAGGCGTTGCAAAGACTATCTGTGCAAAGGTGGGCTGTGACGTTAAGATCATCAGCGGAACCCGCTCCTATATGCAGCAAGATGCGCTCTATGCAAAAGGCCGCACAATTCTTAACACTAAAATTGTAACACGGGCCAAAGCGGGATTTTCAAATCATAACTTTGGAATTGCTTTTGACGTAGGAATTTTCAAAGGGAAAGAATACTTCGGCGAACACCCGCTGTATAACGAGCTAGGCACGCTCGGCAAAAGCCTTGGCCTTGAATGGGGCGGCGACTGGAAATTCGTTGACGAACCCCACTATCAGCTACGTCCGCATTGGGCGAAGGGCATGACCGAGCGCGATATGCTCGCCAATTTACGCAACCGAGTATCCAAAAAAATAGACGTTCTTGCTTGAAAAAACGGAAACAACCGACGGTTGAATCGGAGCGCACAGAAGCACTCGCGGAAGCGAAGCGCATCCTGTCGGAGCATTACGATTGTGGCTTCACTATCGTGTCTTGGGAGCAAGGCGGAGAGACCATGCACGGTGAATTTGTCTTCGGCAACAAATACGCCGTGGAAGGACTCGCAGGCGACTCATTCAGCATTTTATTTCCAGACGCAGAAGAAGAAGAGGAGGACGAAGAAGCATGAAAATGACATTGGAATTCGACGAGACCGAGCGATACGAGCACGAGGTGGCCTGCAAGGCACTTGATATTCTGATCCTGGTTGATGACATAGATCAAGAGCTTCGGAGCGCCTTAAAGCACGAGAGCGGAGCATTCGCAAAACTTGATGAAGATACGATGGAGGCCGTTCGCGCGTGGATTTGGGAGCAACGTAGCCAACGGAACATTCCAGAACTTAAATGAAGGGGTGGAAAAAATGGAT